GGAACTGGATCGGCATGGAAACAAGCGACGATGTGTTGTTGTCGGTCGCCTACGTGCCGCTGCAACAGAAGCGCAAAAACATCCTGCCCGACCAGATCGGCAACAACGTGACCCGCAACTTCCTGGTGGTGTTCGACGGTGCCCAGCAACTGACGGGCATCAAGATCGATGCAAGTACCTGGCAGTTCGACTACACCGCTCGCATGAAAGGCATCGATGAGCGTGAGCGCATCAGCAACCGGGACATGTTCGGGCGCGCCTGCTTTTTCGGTTCGGGTCTGCAGCTGCAGAAGGTGGGCAATGCCTATCAGCTCAATCCGGGCGTGGCGTATGTCGAAGGCGTGCGCCTGCAGCTCGATGCTGTGTTGCCCGTGACCTTGCCGGCAGTGCCGACCAAGGCTTGGCTGGATGTGGTGCTGCAGCGCGAGCTGAGCGACGTCGTTGCTTCGTTCAAAGTTGTGTTCGGCCAGGAAGCGAAGGTCGACTACACCGACAGCGCCTCGGCCAAACACTACCTGGTGCCGTTGGCCGACATCACCGGTACCAGCAGTCTGGTCGACCTGCGCCCGGTAGAGGCGATCAACAGCGAGCTGGTGAAGCACTTCGCGGCGCGGGTGGGTGACTATCCAGATCTGCGCGCCCGTGCCACGACCAAGGAAGACGTGGAACTGGGCAACCTGCCCAACGCGATCAGCGACGATCCAAACAGCAACAGCGGCGGGGTTCTGGCCACCACCAGAATGGTCAATGCCGTGCGCACGGTAATCAGCCAGGCGATCGCGTCGATCGTTGATGGCTCGACCACCGTCGGCAGGGCCGTGCGCCTGGTAACGCCACGAGCCTTTAGATTCAACGGTGCGGCCAGTGGCATCGGGACCTATGACGGCGCGGGTGACACCACCATCACCCTGACCTTGGCCGACAGCGGTGTGGCGGCAGGCACGTACACAANNCACAAAAGTAGCCGTCAACGTGAAAGGTCTGGTGACCGGTGGCAGCAACCCCACCACTCTGGCCGGCTATGGCATCACCGATGCGTACAGCAAGGATGACGCGAACAGCAGCTTTGTGAAGCAAGGCGGCGGGCCTGGCCAGCAGGGCAACAAAATCAACATCGGCTGGACCGGCGCGGTGCTTAAAGCAAGTGTCGACGGGCAGGACTTGGGGCGGATCTGGACCGAGACCTCGTTCAATCCTAACGACAAGGCCAACAAGGCCAGCTCGCTGAGCGGCTACGGAATCACCAACGCTTACACCGTCGACCAGGTCAACGATCTGGTGGGCAGACGGGTACTGGCCGACTCCATCATCCACGCCGGCTTTGCGAGCAACAATACGGACTATCCGTATTTCCGGCGTATCTCTGATGAAAAGGTTTATTACCTGCAGCCGCAGATCGGTTACACGCCCCTGCAACAGGGTGGTGGTGCCGGCCAGAAGACCAACAAGGTGTTTATCGGTTGGTCGGATGTCGGTCTGAAGTTGACCGTCGATACGACTGACATCGGGCGGATCTGGACGGAACAATCGTTCAACCCCAACAACAAGGCCGACAAGGCTAACTCCATTGCCGGCTACGGCATCACCGACTGCTACACCGTTAACCAGGTGAACGCGCTTCTTGGCGACAAAGCCAACAAGTCCAACTCGGTGGCTGGCTACGGCATTACTGACTGTTACACGGTCAACCAGATCAACTCTCTGCTGAACCAGCGCATCGCAGGAGATTCGGTGCAGACAGCTGGTTTCGCCAGTGACAACACGGATTTCCCGTATTTCCGTCGCACTTCTACCGGCGGCATTCATTACCTGCAGAACCGCCTGGGCTACACGCCCGTGCAACAGGGTGGCGGTGCCAACCAGTCCACCAACCAGTTGCGTCTGGGCTGGGGGACCAACGGAGCGGGCATCCGGGCACAAGTAGACGCGACCGACCTTGGGCTGTTGTGGGGCGAGCAAAACTTTTACCGGCCCGACAACAACAACTTCCTGGCCGTTTCTATCACCGCCACTGAAGTGAGACTGCCCGCCGGCGGCACCTGGTGCTATTCGCTGATGCATTACTACTCGGGCGGCGCCGGCGTGATCGGTCGAAGTGGCCAGGCAGCTGGCGGGACAGTTATTTCATTCAGCGGCGGAAGCACTATTTATGGTTTCGCCTGGAGGTACGCAGCATGACGGACGTGACACTTGAATCCCCTGAAGAGGTACTGCCACCTATGTTCGCGGCTCCTGAAGATCCGATAGCGTTGGGTGTGGCCTTCTCTGATGTGGCCCTTAAAAACGATGGCTCGTTCGTGATA